CCATGACGCCGATTTTATAGCGTGCCGGGCAATTTGCGAGCACCTGTGTACCAGCCCAGATACGGTTACGCCATATTTTTACCATAACTGATTACCTCCTTATTCCTGAAGGGCGCTGATCTCACAGAGCGCGTCCTCTATTTCTGATAGTCTGATTTCAACGTCCTCTGACAGGATGCATATTGCGTCCTGTGAATCGTTGATGTCTGTTTCGATTTTCTCTTTTACCGGAGAGAACTTATCCACGGTTCTCCTGTGCCCGTCAATTTCGTACCAGTCAAAGCAGAGCTCTTCTGTCTCTGCTGAGTGATACTTTTCCTTTATCCTGAAGTCGTCAACGATGACCATATCAGGATATATTTTTTCTATGTGATAAAAGCCTTTCAAATCCGAGTGTTCCGTTCCGGCCGTCTTCACGTTTTCGATGTAAGCACCGTTTCGGAATACCTCTCCAAACACATATTCCATTCGATGAGCTCCTTTCTCTGAACCTCTCTGATGATGTCTTTCAGTTGTTTCTGAAGGCCGCAGGGCACGAACTCCTTATACAGGTTTTGCGAATTGCAGTGTCTGAAACCACCGATCCTTGAAAGAAGTGAGTATGCGAATTTGGCCGACACCCGCCCCTCCTGACGATAGTATGATTTCACCTGCTGTTTAATGGATAAGAGTCGTGTTTTCCGGATCAGGGTGAACGTGTGCCCGAATCGATAACCGAGTGCGTTCGGGTACCGCTTCCGTGTCCTGTAATACTGCCAGTTATCTTTCAGCCGTAACTCGTGGGCTACAAGCCACTCACTAATAACCTGTATCGTTTTAATGAGGACTTTCTTACGGTTTGAAAAGATAGTGAAATTATCCATGTATCGGATGTAATGGCTTACGCCGCACTTCCTGATGATCTGATCGAGCGGCTGCAGCACCGTATTGGCGAACCATTGCGAAAAGAACGCGCCGATCACGACGCCGTACCTCATGACGCGTTCGGCCAGATCCAGCACTCTGTGATCTTTGATCAGTTCTCGGAGCCGGGCTATTACAACCCCAGGCTTTAGCTGATCATAGAAATGGTGAATGTCCAGTTCCGCGCACCATCTGGTACCGCTGCGGTCGTTCTTCATCCATTTTTTTACGAAGCGTACACCGTAGTGTGCTCCGCGTCCCTCAATGGATCCGCAACAGTGCGCGTCCATGCCGCGCATCAGGACGGGCTTTATAGCTTCGATCAGGATATGATGCACGTATTGATCGGGCCAGAGCCGCGGCTCTGCGATGTCGCGCCATTTTTTGGCATTCCGGTCGTATCGTCTCTTGACGGTCGGCTCTGTCGGCTCGAATCCGTCTTCGATCATCTTCCGAAGGTCCTTGATCCGATCGTCAATAGTCAGCTCGACCCACATGGTCGTCTCGTTTGGCTTATGGTGCGCATACCACCTGTGGCCTTTGTTGACATCAACTATAGCTTTTCGGATATTTTCATCTGAAAGCATTTTTTCATATAAGTGCTTGACTCTTTTCAAGATTGAATCTCCATTGCTGTCTGATGAGAGTTCCTGCGCTTCGGAATCCGAAGAGTACTAGCCCATCCCTTTATCGACATATCTTCACCAAGAGGTGCGCGACATCCGTACCGACGGATCTGTATAAGCCTCCGCCACTGGAGACGGGGAGTCAGCCCATTTTGCGATGGATACGGGAGCCGATGTTCGCGTTCGTGTTCGACGCCGCGTTGTCGTTCATGTAGAACAACCCGTGGTTCTGGTTCTGGTTATAGTTACCACCCACGTGCAACACAACGTCCGACGAGTTGTAGTTGCAGTGGTCGTCACGTCACAGAAAAGGAACCGCTCGACTACTGGTACGGAGCCCCGGTTTGAATTTGATTATGTGTTAGTAAGTTTCTTTTAAAGGGGGCTGGATCGCCCCCTCTTGCTTGCGCAATTCACCCCCGACACGGGCGCAAGCGCCCGTTAAGGTAATTTCTGGAGACGGGAGCCGATGTACGCGTACGTGTACGACGCCGCGCCGTCGTTCATGCAGAACAACCCGAAGTACTGGCTCTGGCCATAGTTACCACCCACGCGCAACACAACGTCCGACGAGCCGTAGGAGCAGTGGTCGCATACGTATGTAGCGTAGTTCGAATCGCTAATCGTCTCCGATGGATACAGCATGTACTCGAATCCGCTTGCTGTCGGCTGTGTCCATGCCTTGATGCAGTTGCTCGTTGTCGCTCTTGTACCGACCTGAGTACCGCCTGATGTATCCGAAAAGCTGGCCGGATTTTTGATGCCGTATACATTCGCTCCGCTAAAGTATATCCCGTCGCACCAGTCGTATACGTTGCCCCACAGATCTTCGATGTAGCGGTACCGTGTATGGCCGTAGGTTGTGCGGTTTGATGCATTTGTACCGGTATGATAAGTCATTCCGTCACAAAGGCCGGCGTTTTCTGTGCCGCTATTGTTGCCGCAGCCGTACCCGATTTTCTTCTGGCTGTTCCAGTCTGCATACTCGACCAAATAGAGCATCCTGATCGTCCACAGCATTGCATAGTCGAACTGCCACACATCAGATCCGAGGTTATGGATATTCGTCCTGAAGTTGGCACGTGTCATGCTTGCTTTCGGTTTTACGCCAGCCGTGGACTTGTAGTCGCTGCTTGAGCAGTGGTAAGCGCCGACGTAAACCACATCACGCTCGCCTTTTCCGTCTCCTCTGTCTGCGTGCGCAGGAGAAACCAGGAAGCCGGCCATCGGGCCATCCGCGATCTGCAGCTTCATGGTCGCGCCCGAGCGGGTCCATTTATAGTAGAATTTCGGGATTTCTACCAGGGTGCCGCATGCGCTGTCCGTGACGCGTTTCATTCCTGACCACGGCATACAGTTATCGAACGGGCTGGATCCGTTGCCGTTGCTTACAGCAGGAACCGGATCAGCGAAGTCCTGAGCGGCATCGGTGCGGCTCCATGAGGATCCTGAATTACCATCCCACTGCACGCCGTACACTGTCGTGAATGTGCAGGTAACGGTCGCCGTGACGCTTGCTGCTGTGTAGTTCGTTGTCTCCGGAACGCTGAACGTAACTGTTACAGTGCCGGTCGTATCGTTGACGGATTCAATGGTCGCGGTGTTTCCTGAAAGAGACACGGCCGCGACATTCGTATCGCTGGAGCTCACAGAGAGCAGTCCGTCGCTTACTACCGTGGCGCTGATCGTTCCGGATCTCGTGGACGCATCAAGAGCAAGCGTCGAACTGTCGAGCGTGACAGATCCGGTTGCTTTTGCAATCTCCCACGTGATCGTCTTATCCGTCGTGGTCATGTCGGCCCAGATGGATTTTGTCGTGTTCTTCAGGCTGAATGTGGCTGTATAAGTCCCCGCGTTCGTGGCTTTGAGGTCTGTCACGACCATGTAGCTTGATTCGTAGCCATTTACCGGGAGCGTTTTTTCCGTGCCATCATAGACAAATGATGTAGCGCCTGAAGCTGTCGGGATCGCAAGGATTGTCGTTCCGCCGACATCAGCATCATCCCATGATACTTCTTTTCTGTAATATATCTTTCCGGCGACCACTTCTTCGTCCCTGGTCGGGATATACGAGCCGCCGATCGTCAGCTCATACCATTTGAGCTGCTTCGGATTGTCGCCGGCTGCAGGTGTTACCTGTATGTATTCTTCGTCTGTGATAACCTGGAGTGCGCCGTCTTTATAGCGCAGCCCGTGTATGCCCTCATCGGAGGCTATGTTTGCTTCTTCAAGGGCGTCGATTTCTTCGCTGAGGCCTTCTACAGATTGCGAAAGGCCCGCGACCGCCCCCACCAGGGGGACGATCGTTGCCCTTCCGAAGACCTCCAGTCCATTAAGATCGATAACGTCGTTATACAAGGACATGAAGGTTTACCTCCGTTTTTTAATGGTCAGATCACAGATTGTCGAGCCCTGCGATCATGTCAGTGACCTGCTGAGATGTAGCGATGGTGAAGTTATCCAGCTTTTCCTTGTCAGCTGCGCTCATGGTGCCGGCTGTGCCGCCTACGCCGCTTGTTGACGCAGTAGCTGCCGCAACAGAAACCACATGATTTGTAATATCAATGGCTCCTGTACCCGTGTATGCTGTCACATCAGCGCTATCAAGCTTTGCCTTGTCCGTAGCACTCATAGTACCGGCTGCAGTCGTGGATGCGGCGCCGATAGAAACCACATGGTTCGTGATGTCAATAGCTCCCGTGCCTGTATAAGCAGTCACATCCGCATTGTCGAGCTTTGCCTTATCCGTGGCGCTCATGAGACCGTTGCCGGACTGCGTAGCCACGCCGTAAGCACCAGCGAGTACATCGAACTTATAGGACGGTGAGCTGCCGGTCGTATCAACATCGACGACATAGATGTTTGTGCCTGCCGGATGGCTCTTACCAGCGCCTTCGACGAAGTCAGCTGTAGTCGCAAAGTCTTCAGAGATGTTGTACACTTTTCCGAGGTTGCCTTCGACCAGAAGTGTTGACGCAATGCCGGATGCTGCCAGCGTCCCGCCCGGCTTCAGGAGCGATGCCTGGGATTCGCTGATGGCATTGTCTACCTCAGTCTTTGTGTATGCATCTGTGATGCCGTATCCGCTGATCGTTGTAGCTGCATCGGCTTTGCCGTTCAGCTTGGCAGCAAGGGCAGATGCGAGATTGCTTTCTGCGACTTCATCAAGCGCAGCAAGCGCACCGAGGTCTGCAGAATCTGCTTTGCC